ATGCAGATGTGACAGTGCATTTCAAAGAGTCATCGGGATTTAAAGAGCTGGAGAATGTAGAGGCCGAGGGCGAGAAGATAAATAATGTGATCAAGAAACGCGACGCGGGATTTATAGACGATGACCAGGCGGCCAGGGAGCTGGGATATGAGGAGGCGACGGGCGAGAAGCCGAGGGAAAGTAGCCCTGTATGGAACGCGGTGAGGTTCAATTTTGACAGGGAGGCGGGAAGGTACCGGCACAAGCCGGAGCAATTACAAATCTCGCATGGCGCAGAGAGCATGGCGCAGGGCGAAAAGGAAAAGAGGGTTCAGAATTATGTTGAGGCTGTAAAGAGCATGCTAGCCGGGCCGGAGGAGAGCGCGATCCAGGCGGGGATTGATGCCTTTGAAAAGGATTATGACGATGAGAAAGCCTTTGCAAAGGCAGTATATCAGGCATTTTCAGAGGCCCTTGTGGAAGCCATACCCTACCCAGCTATGGATAATCTGACAGATCGATATGTTGAGAATGCGTGGCAGGGATACCGGTATGAAGATACAAGTTTTTTACAGGCTGGAAGGCTAAAGCCTTCCGCTACATCTTCCGTTACATCTTCCGTTACGATGGGGATAGATATCAATGTAGTGGATGAGGCGGCGCTTCGATATCTGAGAGCTATTGACAGGTATTATTTCGGGTCGGGCAATTACCTGGCGAATCATCCGACCGTGGGTAAAAATTTCATTAATTGGCTCAGGAATGAATATATCGAGAAAGGACTGAACATCAAGGATGCAGCCACACGCGCTGAGTTTCAGAAAAATTTCTCCAGGATGGTCCAGGAGACCTCCTACCAGAAAATAAACCAGCTTGTGGATACCACGATGGGCAGGATACAGAATATGGGCCAGACACTCAGGCTTTATGAGACAGGGTATGAAAGTTTTCGCATTGTGGGGCCAAAAAGCGGGCCTATATGCGATTATTGCAAGAGTATGGTGGGCCGGGTGTTCAGTGTGGGAAAGGCAGCCACAAGGCTATCAAAGACCGTTGAGAAGGGCTTTGAGGATACATCAGACCTACCACCCTTCATCTCAAATAAGTACTCGGTGGAGGAAGTGGAAGAAATGACGGATGAGCAACTCCAGGATGCGGGCTTCGAGAGTCCGCCGTATCATCCTGAGTGCAGGCACAGGAAGGCGGCGGAGGACTAAAAAGATTTTCGATTGACGATTGACGATTGAAAAAATTGAAAATCAAAAAAGGGGATCAGATATGAAAGAGCAATACAGAATTATCAAGGAAGGACTGGCCGTGGCAAGATTCGGGTGCGTGATAGGCAATGAGGTTATAGCGCCCGGCAATGAGCCGATCAAGTTTGCTGTTGAGGAGGGAGACAGTGGCGATCTGGATGGGGAGGAGTTTCTTGTCAAGCCTTTTCGGTTTCTCTCGCAAACCCTGACACCTTACCGGTTTTTTGATTTTACCAGAGAAGGCGTTCTTAAAAGTGCCGTGCCGTTTTTTGACGGGCTGACCGTGTATGCAAACCATTACGCGGATGTTGAGAGATGGAAGGGTTACACGCAAAAGCCTGTCTGGGACAGTGAAAACGAGCCAAACGGCATCAATGGCCTGATGGTGCTTGACAGGACGGTTGATGCAAATCTCGCCAGGGGTGTAGAGATCGGGGCATTAAAGAGCGCATCCGTGACTATATGGTTCGAGTATGAGCGAAGCCATCCAGACCTTAGAAATTTTTACGATTACCTGGGGGAGGAGGTAGATGGAGAGATTGTCAGGTTTATAGTCACCAAATTAGTAAGGGCCGCTGAGGTGTCCATTGTGTGGGAAGGGGAAGATCCGTATGCCAAGGCCCTCGAGGCGCATGGCGCAAAGCGCATGGCGCATGGCGAAGAAGGGAAAAACATAAATCAAGAAGGAGGTAAGCGAATGAAACTAAGTGAAAAATTTTTGAAGATGTTGGGGGTAGAGGCGCCTTCGGACGGTGAGGTAAGCCCGGAGGTATTGGAGGCAGCAGTCGAGGAAAAACTGGCGAATACCGCCCGGGAGATAGAAACCCTAAAACCCGATGCAGAGATCGGCAAGAAACACCTCGAGGGGCTGAGGGGAAAGGCCGCCACTCTCTACAAGGCGCTTAAGGGTGAGGATGCAAAGGAAGGTTTTATTGACAACGTCATAAAGACGGCAGACCTTGCAACTGCCCAGTCCCTGGTCGATGAGTATCAGGCGGGGATGGAGGAGGCAGTCCCTCTTACATGTCCGGAGTGCGGGGCAAAGCTTTCGAGAAAATCTTCTGTAAAGACCGGGCAGGAGAAAAAAGAGGGCAAGGATATAGGTGATTACAAAATTTAATTTGCCACGGATTTACACAGATTTCCACGGATGTAATTTATTATCTGCGTTTATCTGCGAAAATCTGCGGCCAAAAAGGAGGGTTTAATTATGTGGGATGTAGATTTTACAGGCATAGGCGTTGAGTCCGTGACTATGCTGGCTGCGAGCGGCCTGGTCGCGGCTGACGAAGGCAAGGTGGCTAAGGTCAGCGCCGATAAGGAAGCAGGACTTTGCGATGCAGAGGATATCTTTTACGGCGTTATCTCCAAGGTTGATCCTGGAGGCGGTGTTGTAGCGCTTGATAACAAGGGTTTCAAAGAGGTGAGCTACAGCGGAACAATCACACCGGGGTATAAAGAGCTTGTTGCCGATGGCAGCGGCGGGGTCAAAGAACCCGCTGCGGGCAGCCAGGCATCCCTGATAACCGGCGTTGAGGGCGATAATAACGCCATACTCTGGACGGCAAAAGAGTATGGGGTTATAGGCCACGATATCCGGGTGCAGCTCAAAGATCCCGGAGCAAACGATCAGACTCTGGCTATTGATGTGGTTGGCAAGGACATCATCGTGAGCCTGGCCACGGATGGGTCAGGTACAATTACCTCCACGGCTGCGGAGATTATCGCCGCGATTGCAACCAGCGCGGCTGCAAGCCTGGTGACTGCTGAGGATTCGGGAGATAGCACCGGGGCCGGTGTTGTAGTGGCAGAGGCTTTAACAGCGCTTGCAGGCGGGGTGGACCCATCGGCGGGAAAAAAATATCATATAGTCAGTGTGGATAGCGAGAACAGCAAGCTTTTTGTTGATCTTGGGTAAAGAAATTAGCCACGAATCTACACGAATGACACGAATAAATTTTGTGTAAATTCGTGAAAATTAGTGGCTTAAAAAGGGAGGATAAAATGGCTATAAAAATTGCGTTAGAGATGTATCAGGCGGCCAGGGAGCAAGGCATAAATTTGTCTGAATTCCTGGAGAGAGAACGTCCCTCTGAGGTTGAGGGTCTGGATGCGTTTGAGTTCGCACTCTATGAGCACGACATCAACCTCAAAAAGGACACGGTCGAGAAGTTTTACCGGACGAAAGAGGATAGCATCCTGTTTCCTGAGTTTATCAACAGAAATGTCCGGATTGGCATCGCAGGGCTGGGAAAAAGAGACGTGGTGCTCGATGACCTTATTGCTACTACAACCCCGATTGACAGCGGAGTATATGAAACCGTGCAGGCCGTGTTCGATGCAAAGAAGATCGATTTCAAGAAAATTGCAGAGGGCGCTCCTTTCCCGACCGTGACCATGAGCACGGGCAAGCAATCCATCAAACTGGCAAAGATAGGCGTGGCCCTTGAAGCCACCTATGAGGTGCTGAGAAGGATGAAGCTGCCTCTTCTTTCCATTCATATGCAGCTCATCGGGAAAAGGCTGGCCAAGAAGATGGTGGCTTTTGCAGTGTATGTCATCGTCAACGGTGACGGGAACGGCAATCCGGCAGGGGAGACAGAGGCTGCAATCAGCTATGACAATCTGCTCGGGTGGATGCTGGATATGGAACAATGGGAGCCGACGGTATGGTTCGCAAAGAAAGCGACGCTCAAGGAAATACTGGTTCTGACGGAATTCAAAGACACACGGCTGTTTGATACGGCCAAGACCGGCGCTCTGGCCACACCTTTCGGTTTCGACATGAAAAAGTTCAACTGGACGGAGACGACCCTCGGAGACGACCAGATTTTCCAGGTGGATAAGTCCGCGGCCCTGGAGCTCATCAAAGAAACGGGCGCTGAGCTGATCGAGACCAAAAAGGTGATCGACAGGCAGTTTGAGAAAACGGTCATCAGTGAGATAGTCGGGTTTGCCAAGGTCTTCACCGAAGCGGCGATGATCTTCAAGAAGGCTTCCGAATAGAGGATTGCCACAAAGGCACGAAGACACAAAGTTTTTATAATTATTTTCTTAGTTGACCCCAGGCAAGAGAAAAATGGCAACTATTCTGGAAATGACTCAAAACCGGCTGCCTGATGAGGCGGGATTATTTTCCGCCTCACTGGACAGCTTTATCGAGGAAAGCAAGGCCCTGGCAGGCTATGACGAAATTGAGGAGAGCGAACTTTCAACTCTTCAAAAATCTCTTGTCGCGGATATGTCTGCAAAGGCCCTGATCCTGCCTTCCATGAGCCATTACAAAAAGGCCCTTGCAAAGGCAGAGGGCGAGGGCGCAGGCACAGCGGAGTTTGCTGACAAGTTGAAGTTTCTCCAGGAGATGATGAGCAAGCTCGACAATGATATCAGGGAGAAGAAGGCAAGCCTGGCAAGCGCTGTGGATACGGGAGTGCCATTAACAATTGTCAATTAGCAATTTTCAATATTCAATCGAAAATAGTCAATTAATATGGCTGATCTATTAGATGCAGAGGCGGTTGAGGAATTCAAGGATGCGATACGGGATGTGACTGATACATTTCATAAACATCCTGTGATCCTTGAGCAGGAAGGGGGCAATAAAGACCTTCTGGCAGGTTTAACGGTAATAACAGACGAACTAAAAGAGCGGGAAGGCGGCCAGGAGATCAGCGAAGGGTATGCGGTCAGGTTCAACCGTGAGTATCTGGCTGAGAAGGACCTGGTGGACGGGAACGGTAAACTTCTTATCATTTATGATGATACCTTTAAGATCGATGAGAAGCGATATCATATTATCAAGCTCCATGAGACCGGGATTTTCAGAGAAGATACGTTGATGGTAGTCATCGAGGTGGCAAGATAAACAATTAACAATTGTCAATAGTCAATCGAAAATAGTCAATTGATATGGGTGTTAGCTTTACAGGGGACTGGGATAAGCTTAAGCGCACGCTGGACGGGGTGGCCAGGAAGTTCGAGAGTGAGACCGGCAAACAGATCGGCAAGGCCATTATGAAGATAGAGCGTAAGGTGCTGGATCATATAGATGAGCAGGATCTGGGCTGGGAGCCACTCACCGAGCCATATGCAAAGAGAAAGGAAAAACTTAATCTTGGCCCGGATACATTGAGGGCCACCAACACAATGTATGAGAATATTTCAACCTATCAGCCGAATGATTTTGAGGGGGCGGTGGGAGTTACAAGGGGAGTGAAGACCAAAGACGGCGAAGATATCACGGATATCGCAATTATCCATGAGCAGCCCGATAATGACGGCAAAAAGATACCGGCCAGGAAGCTCTGGGAGCCGACAATGAAGGAGATGGAAGGTGAGATCCCCCCGGAGATTATGGGGGGTATAATGAGGATGTTTAATAAATGAAGAGGAAGCTCGCCACAAAGGCACCAAGGCACGAAGAAGATAAAATAATTTTAAAACCTTAGCGTCTTAGTGTCTTTGTGGCGTAATAAAAATATGATCGAGACCTGTAAAACATTTTTAAAAGATCGATTGTCGGAGGTGCTCCTGGAGGATGAGACACCTGCATATACTGAGGATAATATTTTCTTCGGGAATATGGACAGGGATTTCCTGAAGGATAATGACTATGCGGCCAACTGCCTGATTTTACAGGACAGGAAAAAGCGGGACGGCAGTATCATTGTCAGGGAAAAAAACGAGGAGGAGACGCATTTTAATTACACGAAGCGGGCATACGACAGAAATGCCCTTTTCCGGTGCTTTCTCTATGCGAAATATTTTCATGAGCTATGGGGCCAGACAGGGTTTACGAGCTTTGTTGATCAATTCGAGAAAAAGGTAGCGGAGCATAGATATATAGCAGACAGCGGGAACAATTGCATCCTTATTGATTTGCACGATGCAGTGAGGCCCTGGTCGGATGAGGTGGAAGAGCAGAGACTGCTCAGGAGACCGCATTTTGCGATCTCCAGGGTGGAGTTTCAGGGTGGAGTATATATAACGTGGTCCGAACCGGTGATACCATCGGTGGAGATAATGCCGTTTGTGAATATGCTAACAATAAAGGAAATCCTTAATAATGTCTTAATTGAAAATGCAGACGGCGATACTATCAGAGTAGTTATAACACCGGAGAACACGATAAATGCTATTAATGTAGGCGATGAAGGGAACAGATTGGAGATGGAAGAAAAATAATGTTAACCGTACAGGAAATTCTTAATAAAGTCTTCCGAGACCAAAATGGGCAGGAACCGCCAGTGATGCTCACGGAACAGCAGATATTCAATCTCTTATATGATGAGATTGAAAATGCCCTGCGCATAAAAGTATCAATTGATACCCCCCCATCGCTCCTCCTCAAAACCGGTCAGACCACAAGCTACCATGCAGGCGATGACGGCGATCTGGAAAAAGGCGTAGCCAGAGACTACACAGTCCTGACCACAGGCCAGTACAGTGGCACAACCGATATCACCATCAACGGCAAGACCCACGCCCTGTCAAACGAGTGTGTCAAGGATAACAATACCGGCCTGATGTGGGCACGCTATGTGCCTAATGCGGACATAGGCCCTGACAATAACGGTAAATTGTTTTGGATAGATGCAACTAGCGGCGAAGATATCTGGAGCTTTGTTGACCAGGCAAACGCCAACAACCTCGGCGGCCATAATGATTGGCGCGTGCCGAATTATTTCGAGCTGCCAAGCATTTTAAATTTTGGCTTATATGATCCAAGTATTGACACCACAACCTTTCCGTCCACTCCGTCAGATTATCATTGGACGTCTACCACGTACCCGGGCGGTAGCGCCTACGCATTCTACGTGAATTTCAACTTCGGTAACGTGGACAACACCAATAAGGCTACGAGTAAGTATTACGTACGCCTGGTCAGAGGATAGATTTGTTATTTTATTATTTTTTATGTTTTGTTCTTTGAAATAAAAGATGGCCTACTACGAGCACCTGCCCATTTATAAGGCTGCATTGGATCTGTGCATTTATATCGAAAAAATAGTGAGGCATTTCGATAGGCACCATAAATACCTTATAGGAGCAGATCTAAGGAAACTTAGTGTAAGATCGGTAACACTGATAATAAAGGCCAATAATTCAAGGGATAAACTTCCGTTGCTTTTAAAATTGGAAGATGCCCTGGAGGAAATAAAGATACTCATAAGGATCTGCAAAGAGGTGAGGGCTTTTAACAGCTTTAATAGCTTTGCGACTTCTACGAAAAGGCTCGATATAGTTATCAGACAATGCGCAGGCTGGATAAAATCGCAGAAATAACTCCTGGCCGGAATCCGGTTTTTATAATTAGAATCGGAGCGAGCAATGACTATCCTGCGTTTGTTTCGCCTTTACAGGCATACAATTATCATGGTTTCGTTTTGTTTAAGAAATCGATACTGTGATCTAAAGTAAACAAACAATTAGTTCACGAACCCGGGCAATAGCGCCAACGCATTCAACGTGAATTTCAACAACGGTAACGTGAACAACAACAATAAGGCTACGAATAAGTATTACGTACGCCTGGTCAGAGGATGTCACAGGATGTTTACATACAGGCAGATTTATGGCTGCTACATAAAGTGCCGTAATAATAAAAGAAACACAACCAGCCAGCTCAGGTTTGAGATGAATGCCGAGCAGAATCTTTTAAGACTGCAGGAGGAGTTAGACAATAGGACATACTGGCCAAAAAGGTCGATATGTTTTGTCGTGGATAAGCCCAAGCTTAGAGAGATATTTGCTGCGGGTTTCAAAGACAGGATAGCCCACCATATCCTGGTGGAGCATCTTGAGGCGGCAGCCGAGCCTAAATTTATCTATGATAGTTATTCATGCCGCAAGCAAAAGGGAACCCACAAGGCAGTTAAAAGACTGCAGCATTTTGTTAGGAGCGTAACAGAGAATAATTCCAAGCAGGCCTATTATCTGCAATTGGATATAAGATCATTCTTTATTAATATAAACAAGGATATTTTATTTGACCTGGTTAAAAAATACACCCGGGATAAAGACATGATCTGGCTTGCCAAGGTCATCATCTATAATGACTGTACAGAGGATTGCAGAATGACTAAAGGCAGAAACTTGCTCAAATATATACCGGAGCACAAAACGCTATTCAAGCAGACAAAAAATAACGGGCTGCCTATTGGAAATCTTACCAGTCAGTTCTTTGCCAACTTATATCTGAATGAACTGGACCAATTTATAAAACACAGCCTGAAATGCAGGTATTATTTACGTTATACTGATGCTGTCTCTTATACACATCTCCGAGCCCACGAGACTAGGCATGATCTCGTATGCCG